CAAACAATCGTAACACTAGAAACAGTAAACTTGCAGAAACAGACTTCTACGGTTTGTCAGATGTAACAATGCCAAATAATATAAAAACATATAGACAAGCTCTACGTGATTTACCAACGCATAAAAACTGGCCTAATTTAGAAGATGCAGACTGGCCTACAAAGTCTTGACAAATAAAAGTAAATGAGTTTAACTATGAGTGACATCAAACTTTCTCCAGAAGAATTAGAAGAGATGCTAGACAACGCAGCTAGGCGTGGGGCTAAAGAAGCCTTACGTTCTATCGGGTTACTTGATGATGACGCTGCAAAAGATATAATAGAAATGCGTAACCTTATAGAGGCGTGGAGAGATACACGTAAATCTATAAGATCGACTATAGTAAAGATGACTACCGTTGGAGTTCTGACATTTATTGCAGGTGCGGTATGGATGACAATGGGCAAGTAAGGAATAAGATATGGCTGTAAATGAAGATTATTTAGTAGAAAATGGAAAAGTTGTTGACTCTTTTACTGCACCCGATGGTACAACTTACGAAGCTTTAGCAGGAGCTTACGCTACTGGTATTGTAAAAACAGTTACTAACGATGATGGTACTACAACTAAAACTGTATTAAATGCAACTGAGGGTATAAAAAAAGGTAGCAAGAAAAGGTCAGCTTCGACTCGTATAAGGCAAAATGGTAGGAATATTGGATTAGAGTTTGACGCTTTTAAAGCTGCTGCAGAAGCTGCTGCAAATACTACAGAAGCCATAAGTTATACAGATGAAAATATAAATGCAGATACAGGTGGTGGTCCTTTTAGATATGATAAAGGCTCTACAGTAACTTTAACTGATAGTGCAGGTAATTCTATAGGAACTGTTGGAGGTAGAATAGGCAGTAACGAACAAGAATTAGCGAATGCTAAACAACTAGCTGATGAACTTATAAACATAAACAAGTCTGCCATTTCTTTAGCTGAACCTGAAGAAGAAGAAGATCCTGTAGATGCAGAGGATGATCCTATAAACGAGCTTCTACCTGACCCTGCTCCAACTGACCCCCCTCCTGCATTTGATCCTGATGTAGCAGGAGGAGACTTTACTTCTGAAATACCTGATACCACAGTGCAAGACTTGGGTGCAGGTGAAGTACCTGTTATAGACCCTAATAAACCTCAGACTGTTGTACAAGATGTGGCTCCTGTAACATATCAAGATATTACGCCTCCCACTACCACTAACACCACACCTGTAGGAGAAGTAAACCCATCAACAGGAACTTTTTCTACTCCATTACAAACAGCAGGTCTTTCTGCTGTGCCATCACAAGTAACTTACAAAACACACTACGCAGGAACTGCAGGTGCTGTTCCTCAGACTCTTGTTACCACTGCCCCAGGTATGGGCCAACAGTATACAACAGGTTATCAAAATGTGCCTTATGCTAATAATTTAGGCCAACGCATTACGGTTACTGAATTTAATGGTCAACCCACAACATATGTACCACCAGGATTTTCTCGTGTACAACAAGTAGCTGCTTCAGAGGGTGGCTTGATGGACACCATGACTCTAGAAGGTAAAGATCGTATTTTCCGTAAAATGGGTTATGATGGTCCTAAAACACGTAAGGGGCATGAGCAGTTTGAAGCCGCCAATCCTGCTGCCAAAGCTAAAGGCATGGCTGTTGGTGGGTACGTACAAAAGTTTTCAAATGGTGGGTTTGCACTTCCAAATTCAGCAATGCTAAGAGAAGAGGCGGCAAAAAATGCTTTTAATGAAGCACAAAAGCAAGCCCTAAATCAATACGGAACCTCTACTTCTAACCTTGGTACTGCTTCTCTAGGAACAAACAATCAACCTACAGGAAATTTTTATCCTACTACAGATGATGTCCTTACCCCCTCTGGGCCAATATTACCCTTTGGAACAGAAACTCCCCCTGCAGGTGATCCTGTTAAAACAACAGTAGGTCAACCTCCTAATGCAGGTGTAGACCAACCCCAACCTGCTGCATTTAGCCCACTCGCATTTGCAGACCAACCTCAACCTGCTGGTTTAGGAATTTTACCGCCTGGATCTCCATCAACAATGGACATAGGGCCAGATGGCTTGAGTACTACAGAAAGAAGTTTTCTAAATACGTATGGTAAGCCTTATTCTGAAATGACTGAGGAGGAAAGAGCCAATCTGATTAATGCCGTTACAGACCCTAGACCACAAGAGGATCAAGCATCGAACCCTCCCCCCTCTTCTGTACGTATGGCACTAGCGTCTTCACAACCTGCTCCTACTTTGACTCCTGAACAATTAGCTGCTATGCAAGCTTCTGCTGTATCACAAACTATGCAGCCTATACAGGCCAATACAGCAATGATACAACCTACTGCAGGAGAATTTATACCAGTAGATGCAGGTCAGACTACTCCTATAGCTCCTTTTGCTGAAGCAGCAACAGTAGGTACGGTAGAGCAAGCTGAAATGCCAACAGCTACAGATGCTGCTACAATGACACCAACTACTGTTTCTTCTCAAGTACAACAAGAAACGGATAAATTAGAAGCGGCTAAAGGTACTGTATCTGAAGATGCTATAGTAGATCCTGCACAACAAGAAACCTCTTCTGTTTCAGGTTTAGAAGGTGCACAAGGTGAGGCTATTAAAGTAAATGCTCCTGATGCAAGAGAGATACAAGACGGTGAGATAATAGACGGTGTTGCTGATGCTACAAAAGCTGCTGCATTTACAGAGCAGATACAACATGCAGAGGCTACACCTACTAAACAAGCAACGGTAAAAGGTCAGCTAGAATCTTTAATGGCTGACTTTGAGGGTGGTGAGACACCTGCTTGGGCTGCAGGATCTATGCGTACTGCGATGGCTACATTAGCTGCTCGTGGTTTAGGTGCGTCTAGTCTTGCAGGTCAAGCTGTTATACAAGCTGCAATGGAATCTGCGTTACCTATCGCTATGCAAGATGCAAGCACGATGGCTCAGTTTGAAGCGCAGAACTTATCAAACAGACAGCAAAGACAAATACTTTCTGCACAGCAACGTGCTACATTTTTGGGCATGGAGTTTGATCAAGCATTTCAAGCTAGAGTTATGAATGCTGCTAAGATTTCTGACATAGCTAACATGAATTTTACTGCTGAACAACAAATAGCTCTAGAAGATGCTCGTGCAGCAAACACTATGGAACTCTCCAACTTGTCTAACAGGCAAGCTATGGTGATGGCGGAGGCTGCTGCACTATCACAACTTGATTTAGCTAACTTAAATAATAGACAACAAGCTGCTGTACAAAATGCTAGTTCCTTCTTACAAATGGATATGGCTAATTTGTCTAATGAGCAACAGACATCTATGTTCAAGTCACAGCAAAACATACAGGCTTTGTTTTCAGATCAAGCTGCTGCGAATGCTGCTGCACAATTTAATGCTACAAGTGAAAATCAAACTAATCAATTCTTTGCTAATCTATCTAGCCAAACCTCTCAGTTTAATGCTAGTCAAAGAAATGCTATGGATCAGTTTAACATCAACAGTGTTAATGCATTGCGTGAATTTAATTCTGGTCTGCAGCAACAGCGTGACTTGTTCAATGCACAGAATGGCTTAGTAATAGCACAGTCTAATGCTGCGTGGAGACAAACCATAGCTACAATTAATACAGCTACTCAGAACCAAAGCAATATGGATTTTGCTAAAGTGATCAATGGATTGACTGCAGCTAACATGGATCAGATATGGCAGCGTGAGCGTGATATTATGAGCTTTGCATTCCAGTTAGAAAACAACAATGCTGATCGTGCTACAACTATTGCTGTACAAGAGCTAGCTAATTTAGCATCGTCAAGTAGTGACGCAGCATCAAGAAGTGCATCATTCGCTAATGCTATAGGAAGTATAGTAGGCGCAATAATAACAGGCTAACATAATGGCAGAATATAAAACATTAAGTGGTTTAGACTTAGACATTAGTGGTTTCACTGAGTCTCTTACTAGAAGTAAACAAACTCTAGAAGAGGTGTCTAGGAAGAATCGTGGTATAGGAGCAAAGCCTGAAACAGAAGAGATAGAGTTAGACGATAACTTTTTAAAAGGTATAGCACAACTATTTAGAGACAATGGCTACGAACCTAAACAACCTAGCGAAGATAGCACAACTATACCAAAAGACGAAGTGCTAGATGAATATTCTGAGCTAATAAAAAGTGAAGTTATTCAAGATATTATGAAAGAGCCTATAACGTTAGGCGAGTCTCCAAACAAACTAGAAGACATATACACTAGTATGGACACAGACTTTGTGACGCTAGAGAGTCAGCCCACAGTTGATAGCGAGGGTGAGACACTCGAAATAGAACAAACAAAACCACTGGGTCTTATGAGTAAGGTAGTGCCTGTAATTACGACAGACAAACCTGTAATGGCTGAAACTCCTACTCAGCCTGACTTAAAAGCAAGTGTTGATACTGAAATACTAAGCCCAAGATTTCTTAATGCTATCGGTATTACAGGAAGTTTGACTGAAAAAGGTGTTCAGGCTGAGGTTAAAAAAGTATTAAAAGAACAAGGAATGTCAGATGAAGAGATTACTAGTCTTGTCAATAAGTCTCTTGGTGCTGTCGATGACACCGTTGGGAAAGAATCTATAGAACAAAAAACAAAAGCGTTTTATTTAAATATAGGTAAAAAAGCTGAAGGTGATCATGGAGATATACCTAAACCAACTAATGATACTAGGGAAGCAAAAAAACCTATTGATGAACGTTCTAAAGATATAGGGTATGGACACAAAGTAAAAGAACATGAAGAAGATTCTGGCTTCATACACGGTATAAAGTTTAAAAATGAAGATGGTTCATATATACCATTAACTGAAGAGCAAAAAATAAAAATATTAAATGCTGATATGGCACTAGAGTTAAAACTAGCTCGTGAAGAAGGGTGGGATGCAAAGCTTAAAGCCATAGGAACTAAATGGGAAAATTTAGATTCTAAATATCAAAATGCATTAAATTCTTTAGCTTATAATGTAGGTGGACCTAAAGCAGCAAAACAATGGACTGCTGTATTATTTGCCGCTAAAGACGAAAACGTACTAGATTTTGCTTTAGAGATGCGTAGGATGGATGATAAAAAATATACAGCAGGGATGGATAATCGAGTAGTTAAAGAGTTGTATTATGCAGGTATAATAAGTAATTTTAGTGAAGTATCCTCTGTGCTTCCTCTAGCTACTGCAGATGGCGCAGGAGTACCTAAATAATGTTTGGATTGCCACTAGAACTAATCACAATGCTCTTCTCCACTATACTAGGTGGGGTCATGTCTATCTGGGGTCAGTCAATGAAGAACCGCCAGATGCAGCAAGAGATGTTGATGCAACGTGCAGAGTTCAACCGTAATGCTGTAGCTGATGCAAGAGATGCAGGTAAGACTGACAAACACTTTGCATGGACACGTAGACTTATAGCTTTATCTGCTGTGTTCTCTATAATTGTATTGCCAAAACTAGTCGCTGTGTGGTATCCTGAAGTGAGTGTGTACGTAGGATACACTGAGGCTACTGGTGGTTTCTTCAGTTGGATGTTTGGACCAGATGAAGCTATCAAATGGAAGATGGCCCAAGGCTTTGTAATCACACCACTAGACACACACATCGTATCAGCCATTGTAGGACTATACTTTGGCGCAGGGTTTACTAAATAGGATATAATAACATGGCATCATTTTTTGAAGCACCAATACCAGGACAGTCTCTGACAGATGAACCTAAGAACTGGCCTTGGGAGAATCCACCTGAGATGGTTGATCCTGATGAAGTAACTAAATACTACATCAACAAGTTAGCTGATGAAGAGGTTATGGATGATCTGTCTGTGCTCTTTGGCAATAACATGCCTGTAGCTCCTTTTGTTAAGACGCTAATGACTACAGGTGTTATGAATGGGATTCATAGTGTGGATGTAAGCTTAATTGTATCTCCTGTCATACACGAGTTTATCAAAGCATCAATGACTACATACGGTATAGAAGTAAGAGATGATATTGAAGACCCCGAAGAGAAACTAAAAGAGCGTGAGAGAAAACGTTTATCATTAGCTATAGAGTTAGCAGTAGCAGATGCTAAAGGTAAAGAAGGTGATGTAGGTCTGGACTTGTTGAAGACATTACAAGGTACTTTGGAAGAAGAAACAGATGAAGTACCAGAGCAAGAAGAAATGGAAGATGAAATGGAAGTAAGCGAAATGGCTGAACCCCAAGGCTTGATGGCAAGAGGAGCTTAAGATATGGGATTTGATTGGAGAGCTTTCGCTGAAGGGTTTGCTGAAACAGCAGCAGCAAACATCAAAGAGAAAAAGAAAGAAGCTCGTAAATACGAGTTAGAGCAAGAGCAGTTAGCTAAAGATAACATTATGAAGATCTCTAGGCGTAACTCTGTAGTTAACGAGGTACTAGGTCTTACAAGTTATTTAGAAGATCAAGGTGTAAGCACTGCACAAATGCAAGCTGCAATAGCAAGTGGTCCACAAGCCATACAAGACTTAGCCACTAAAGTTAGGGCAGGAGTTGAGGCTAATGGTGGTAGAAAGCTCAGTGATACTGAAGTAGATATGATCATAAAAATGCCAGAAGGTTTCAAGCCTCTTGATATGGACATGGATCAGTACGTAAGAAAAACGTATGGCCTTGGCTTAGAGACAAAAGGTGCTACTGCAGAGGAACCAGATATAGGTTTCTTTGATAGGCTCACTGGTGACTCAGCTATGATGCGGTCAAAGTACAAACTTGGTAGTGAGATTATCTACGATGGGTATACTGCTGAAGATATAAATATGTTAGCACGACAGCAAGAGTATGAGGCATTACAACCCTCTACTTACGCAGTGATAGCAGACATGAAACGCTACGATTTAAAAGCTAAGAAGTTTGTACTTGATAGTATTGTCTCTTTGAAGAATGACAGAAAAGAGTTAGACAGTGAGTA